TTATTGCTCCCTAATATTATCCAGTATATTAAGAGCAAGCTCACGTTGAGTTTGCTCTTTTTCTTTTAGCATGTGACTATACACACTGAGTGTTATTCCGACGTTAGAGTGCCCAACTCTTTTGGAAATGTAGTCGATGTCAACACCATTGTGTAAGAGGTAGGAGACGTGAGAATGACGTAAACCATGAAATCTTATCGAATGAACGTTGGCTGATTTAAGTATCCGTCTTAAATTGTTTTGTACGGTTTGATTTGACCAATAGTAGAACAGATTAAACTCATTGCTTTTATCAAAATAAGTAATCATTGTTTTTGTCAACCTGGAAGAAATCGGAATAATTCGTATAGATGATTTATTTTTAGGCTTAGTAACCATTTTTGCTCCGCTAGAATATGATTTTGTAACGCTTACTTCCTGTTTTGCCAAATCAAAGTCTGATCTAGTTAAAGCCAGTAGCTCTCCGTATCGTGCTCCAGTTTCGATTGCGATTAATACCAGAAGGTGGAAACGGTCTGCGTTTTCTATAATTGAATAGAGATAGTCTTGTAATCTCTCGAATTCTTGAGCATCGAGATAATTTTGTATACTTGTTTGCTTTTTACTACTGACTGCTTTAAGTCTTCCAAATACGTCACGTTCAATATAACCATCAACATAAGCGTCTTTTAGGGAGCTTTTAATAGTTGTAGTAATGTTTTTTGTCGTTTCTAGTGAATGAGTATGACCGAACTCTATAATGCGTTCTTGGGCGATAGAGGGGGTTATTTGAGATAACTTCAACTCTTCAAACATAGTAGCGATATTCTTGGCGTATGTTTGATATTTCTTCATAGATGATATTCTGACGGTTGGTTCTTTATATGTTTTCAACCATTCAAGATAATAATTGCTAAAGGTCGTTTTTGATTTTTCTGGATCATATCCGTTTTTGACCTTAACTTCTTCCTTAGCAGCCCACAACTTAGCTTCACGTTGTGTCTCAAATGTAGATGTAACTTTCTTGAAAACTCCGTGTCCGTTAACATAAGAGACGACTGCTCGCCATTTTTTACCACGTTTTTCAAAACTTGCCATAATAAAAACCTCCTTTAAAAAGGGGGCTTATATCTGTTATAATCTAATAGAACGCCCCGTGCGTTTATTCATGTTATGAGCACACCCAGTGAACTTTTGCAGGTTAGGGTGTGCTTTTTTATTTGTCTTCAAATTTTGACCATAAAAGATATAAAACACCAGCCAAAATAATTAAAGCTACAATGCTGTAAATGGCAATAAACACCCATTTTAGTTGTAACTAACTATACTCGAGGAAGTAATGCACATTATTCATCTCCTCTCATCGCGCCGTATTTATGTACGCCCATAAGGGCTTGTATTAATTCAAATCTACGGTTATCTTGCTTTCATCAGAGAACAAAGAACCGGTGTAAATTAGCTTTAACTTATCAGTTTTTACGGCTTGACCGATTAGAGTCCCTGTAACTGTAGATCCCTTAGAAAGGTCTCCATACTTCAATTCATCATTAACAGTATTATTTCCATTGTCGTCCATAACCATTTCCGTTAGATCAGTTTGATTACCTTTATCATCAATTTTGAAGTCAAGAGGGTTATAACTAACTTTTGACTTATCAACGTTAGTAATTGTCACGTTTATAATCACGTAGGATTTTCCGCTATCTGGTTGTGAGATAGAACTGCCATCATTAAAATCAACTTTGTTGACTTTTAGAGTTACTCCATCCGCTTTAATTGTGTCACCAACTTTAAAAGTTTCCTTACTTACATCTTTTGTAGATGACTTTGAATTTGCTGTTGAGTTAACTTTTGTCGCCTTATCACTATTGCCCCCCATTGAACCAAAGGCAATAATCACGAGAATAACCACAAGAATCCAGAACCATACGCGCTTGTAAAAAGGCTTCTTTTGCACGTAAGTCTTCCCATCGTCTCCAACGATTTTCTTACTCATATCTCAATATCTCCTAAAGCTTTTTAATGTGGACGCTCGGCACATAATATGTACACCGCAAAGCGGTTTAAAGAACAATAACACCGATAATCTGTGTCTCATGTGTTTCATCAATAGGCATATCATCATAACTCTTATTCAAAGATACGAAGCGTGCGCCTTTTTCATCATTGACGTACTTTTTAACGTATGCCTGATTATCGTAATAGGCGATAACAACTTGACCGCTGCGTGCTTCAAACGTTTTCTTAACAAAGATAATCTGCTTGTCTTCAAATAGTGGTCTCATAGATAAACCATTGACAATAACAGCGTAATCATGTTCAGGAACAACGCCCTCATAGGGTACAAGTTCAGGTGTATTGTCTAATAGATATTCACCGGTACCAGCTGATACAGCGCCGTACAATTTAACTTCACTCTTTACAGGCATTGGGATAATGTTGTTTTGTTCATTATATTGTTGTTCTGTGTAGTTGTATACATTATTTTGACGTTTTTCATCTAATTTAGATGATAGATTGAAAATTTTGTCAGGCAATGTTTCGTTACTCATAGGAACATTGGCACCAATTAACCAACTAGGATTCACATTCAGGGCTTTTGCAATAACAAATATTTTATCTTGCTTGGCAGAATACTTTCCAGAAAGCCACTGTGAAATAGATGATTTACCTATATTAGTTAATTTTGATAATTCAGCAGGCTTTACGTTTCTATATTCCATAGCCTGTTTTAGCCTATTTTTAAAATTATCCATATTATTTCTCCTTAGTAGGTTATCTATATTGTAAACTAAAGTTCAGATAAACTCAACTATAAAATAAAAAAGTTCAGAAAAACTAAACAAAATGGTTGCATTATAAAAATAGGCGTGTTAATATAAAGATGTTCAGAAAACTGAACAGAAAGAAAGGAGGTATTGAATGATTAAATTTGACTACGAACGACTGTATGGACGAATCAAGTCAAAGGGTTACAACCAAAGTTCTCTTGCAAGAGCAATTGGTATTTCGCCATCATCTCTTACAAACAAGCTCAAAGGCGTTCCGTTTCGACAAGATGAAATCCTGAACATCTGCAGTCTTTAGATATTAAAGACAACGAAGTATCAGCTTATTTTTTTACAGTTAAAGTTCAGAAAACTGAACAAGACAAGCAAACTGCATAGAAAAAGCCCAACTAGTGAAGTAGTCGAGCTGTGGAACAATAACAGTTCCATTTTATCACGTAGAACAAGAAAGGAACAGTAACATGGCAACAGCATTTCAATTAACACCTGAGCGTGTTGAAAAAATAGAAACATACAACAGAATAGGTTGGCCGAACTTGATGACGATTTCATTATTGGAGTTGTACACACAAACTAGTCAAGATACATTACGATCAGTTTTCCTAAGCAGAGACGATGCACCCTTCATTAAATACCATCAACGCGGTGGTGTGATTCCACGAAAAGCATGGGACGCGTTTACGGCTGCTATATCAGTTGGGAAAACATACGAAGGTGAAATTTAGAAAGGTAAATAACATGGAAGAAATTATCAAGATTGATACATCTCAATCGGGAGAACAGTTTGTTAACGCACGAGACTTGCACAAGGCGTTAGAAGTAAAAACTCAGTTCAACAAATGGATTGAACGAATGATTGAATATGGTTTTGTAGACGGTACGGACTTTTGGTCATTTTTGTCCAAAACCTCAAGCGGCGGTCGTCCGAGTGTCGAATACAATCTAACGATTAGCACTGCAAAAGAAATTGCGATGTTACAGCGTAACGAAAAAGGTAAGCAAGTACGTAATTACTTTATTCAAGTCGAGGAGCGTTACAAGGAATTAGCCAGTGATCCATCTTATCAGATGGCATTGGGTTTGAAAGCTTCACAGCAACTACTTGAGCACAAGGACAAAATCATTGCTGAAATGAAACCCAAAGCATTGTTCGCTGATGCAGTGAGCGCAAGTCAAACCAGTATCTTGGTTGGCGAACTAGCTAAGTTGTTGAAACAGAACGGCATTGATACAGGCGCTAATCGATTGTTTACATGGTTGCGTGAAAATGGCTATCTAATACGCCGTAAGGGAACAGACTACAACATGCCAACTCAAAAGAGTATGGAAATGGGATTGTTTGAAATCAAGGAGCATAACCATATCAACTCAAATGGGGTAAACGTAACAACTAAAACACCAAAGGTAACTGGTAAGGGGCAGCAATACTTCATTAACAAGTTTTTGCAAGCAGCATAAGGAGGAAAAACATGTGGTTCTTACAAGTAATAGCAGTAGCGATCGTGTTAGGCGTAGTGTTCATAGGTGGCATGATACAAGGTGAGTCACAAGAGCGTGAGCATCAACGTAATAAGCACCGCTTGGAACGTATGGGTGGCACAGATGGTAGCAACAAGTATTTGCGGGTTAAATAAAAAAGCGCCTAACTGCTGCAACAGTTAAAGCGCTGGATATAAATTATTCGCAAGAAATTTATATCTCGATTATAGCAAGAAACGAGGTAAATGCAAATGGTACAAGATGCATTAGCTCATTTTCAGCCAGATGTTGAAAGTTCAGCATGGCGAAAAAAGCAGAGCAGAATTGAATACTTATGCAAAGAACGTGATGCAGCATTGGACGAAATTCAAGGTTGCCAAGATTACGTAGAAGAACTCGAACAAGAATTAACGCAGTTGGAATCAGGAGATTAAACATGGCAAATGAAATAACAATCATTGATGACTTCGGACAGAACTTTGGTCTTAGCCTTTTAAACGATAAAGAGCAGATAAAAGAGTTGGGTAACGACCAACTAGAAGATTTGGTCTATCTGATCAAGCACTTGAAAAATGGTTTTTCTAAGGTGGATAAGGAACTGAAAGAGCGGTTAGGTAGTGGCTCACAGTTTAAGCACATTACTTACGGTGAAAGCAAAACACAGTCACTTGCACAAGACGACGAGAAGATTAAAAAAGCATTCGTCAAAAAGTATGGTTGGGCTGCTGTTGAAGTGAAGTCACCAACCAAACTCAAAAAAGAATTTGGTACAGAAATTCACGATGATCTGGACAAAGTTGTGGTCTATGACACACAGAAGCGGGTGAAGTATGAGTAATAAGATGACGTTCGTTGAGCTACAAAACCACATGAATTTGAAAAAGCAAGCAGGTCAACAAGTCAAGTACACGTATCGTAGTGCAGAACAGATTTTGCAAACATTCAAGACTTTAGACAGTGGTTGGGAAATTGCTTTGAATGATGAGATTGTGACGGTTGCAAATCGTATCTTTATCCAATCCATTGCAGAGGTAACAGACGGCACAGATAAGCGTAGCAGCCGTGCGTTTGCAGAGTTGGCAGATGTTCCGGTGTTAAACACTCAAAAAGGCGAGAGAAAGCAAATGAGCGAGCCACAGTGGACTGGAGCGGTTAGCAGTTACTCACGAAAGTATGCATTACAGGGACTGTTTGGAATTGCTGATATTGATGTTGATGAGTTAGAACTTGAAGAACAAGCTTTCAAAAAGAAAGAGGAAGTCAGGTCACGAGATTTCAATGCTGAAATTATGAATGCAATTTCAAAAGAACAAGTGTTGCAGATAGCAAAGGAAGCCAAGCAGTACGGTCAAGGTCACGCAATTTTAGACGCATATAAATTAAAGATGAATCAGTTAGAGGAGAAAACAAATGAACCAAGTTAATTTAACAGGACGACTAACAAAAGATGTTGAAGTTCGTTATACACAGTCAGGCAAGGCTGTTGGTAGTGGCACAATCGCCGTTACAAGGCGCTTTAAGAACGCAGATGGAAATACTGATAGTGATTTTATCCAATACGTTGTGTGGGGAAAAAGCGCAGAAATTCTATCACAATACACATCGAAAGGTACTTTGGTTGCTTTGACGGGTTCATGGCAGACACGAAGTTATGAAAAAGATGATGGCACACGAGTTTACGTGAATGAATTGAATGTTGAAAACTTTGACTTTCTGGAAAAGAAGAGTGACAGTCAACAATCAGCACCGAAGTCACAAGCACCTGATCCATTCGCAAATCAAGGCAATAAGCCAAACGAACTGGATATTTCAGATGATGATTTACCTTTCTAAGAGGTGATACATGTCAAACAAGAGAAAACCAATTTATTTCTGGCTAAGGTTAGACAACAATTTTTATAAAAACCTAGCAATTAAAAAAGCCCGCAAAATGGCTGGTGGAGATACTATGGTTGTCATCTATCAAAAGATGATGTTGACCTCATTAGATACAAGCGGCGTCATATATTATGAAGGCGTTTATGGAAATCTAGAAGAAGAATTAGCTTTGATGATTGATGAAGAACCGGAACAAGTCTCTATGACTTTGGCGTATTTCACAAAAGCTGGTTTGATACAAATTGACAATGGGCAAAACGTCGAGATGCTACAAGTTCCAGCTTTAATCGACCAAGAAACAAATTGGGCTAGATATAAACGAAATCAAAGAAAGACGGAAAAATTGGACATTGTCCAATCACTGTCCAATGAACGTCCAACAGAGATAGAGACAGAGATAGATAAAGAGATAGAACTAGAGACAGATACAAAACAAAAATCATATTCTCACATAGTGGCTATGTTTGAAAACAATGGTTTTGGGTCTGTCGGTGGTATTCTCTCTCAAAACATCTCTGATGAACTCAAAGACTTCGCTGATGAAAGTAATTATAGTGAAGCAACTAAAGTCATATCAAAAGCAATAGAGATAGCAGTTAATCAAGGTAATAACAGACCAGCTTATGTTTGGGGTATTACTAAGAACTGGTATCAAAGAAAGTTGTTTACCTTAGCGTCTATTGAAGCAGTTGAAAACAAGCGCAAAAAAGACACAGTCACCAGCGAATCTAAAAAGCAGTCTGATGCAGAAAAGCAGCAGGTGGTTAAAGAAAAAGAGTTGTTAGCTCAAAGACAAGAGCAGTACGAAAAAGTCTTGTCAATTTACAATGAAAAATTTGGATTTGTTAGGACACCAGTATTTTTGCAAGATACACCCGATCTAAAAAATAATGACGTTTGGGAACTGTTGGTTGCTGGTGATGACGAAACCTACGAAAGGTTAAAACAGGTCGTTGATAGTCATGAATAACGAAGAATTAGAGTTATCTTTTCTTGGCGACTTGATGTTGTCAAATGATATTCAAGGTCTGTTAGCTGATGTTGTCTCACAGATGAAAGCTGATACTTCAACAATCAGGAAGCTAAGCAAACGTTTAGCGTCATTAACGAGATATCTAACAACGGTGACGAGGTAAACCCAATCTCAATTAGTCAGGCTGGTGTAGACATTAGTTTTGTATCAAGTGTTGCGCAACGTGGATTAAGCGCAAATAACGCTATTCAAAAAGCTAAGATGATTCACTCACTAGCTAAGAAACGCAATCTGTATCTTAAAGCACAACAAGTGATGCAAAATCTAGCAAGTGGTGATGATGTTGAAGCAGTCAAAAGCGATCTATCAACATTCTTAAACGGTGATGTTGATGTTAGTTCAAACACAACTAAAAAGATTGATGAGGTTTTGAACCCAACGCTAGATAGCATTCTATCTGTGAAAGAAAACGGTGGTATAGCTGGTATTACAACCGGATTCAAGACGATTGATAAATACATTGGTGGTTTGCTAAAAGGTTCACTCACAATCATTGGTGCTAGACCAGCAATGGGTAAGACTGCATTTGCTTTGAACATGGCAGAAGAAAGCGCTAAGCGAACAAACAAGCCAGTCCTGATTATTTCACTAGAGATGAACAATGAAATGTTAGTCAAGCGAATGTTTGCTAAAGAGAGCAATATCTCATCAGAAAAGATACGTGATGGCAACTTGGACGAAAACGAAATTGGCAGATTAACATTTGCAAGTGAAAAGATGTCAGAGCTTCCTATCTGGTTTGATGACACACCTATTCAAAGTTTTGACGATATTAGAAGCCGTGTTCTGCGCTTACAACGTCAGCAAGGCGAGTTAGGCATGGTGATGATTGATTATCTAGGTTTGATTGAAACAGGTAACGAGCGCAACAGCAATCGTGTGAATGAGGTCTCTAAAATCAGTCGTGGATTGAAAGTGTTAAGTAAGGAAGTAGATGCACCAATCGTTGCACTAGCACAGCTTAATCGTGGTGTCGAACAACGAACCGATAAACGACCATTGTTATCTGATTTGCGAGATAGTGGTTCAATCGAACAGGACGCAGACAATGTGGCTTTCTTATATCGAGATGACTACTATCGCAATGAGGGTGAAGAACAACCTGATGATGATGAAATATCAACAGTTGAATTTATTATCGCTAAGAACAGAAACGGTAAGCGCGGCACGATTCAATTAGCCTTCAACAAAAAGTACAGCATGATGACAGATTGGGTGAACGAATCACAAGGAAGTACGGTTTGGTAAATGACAGAGCTATTCGCAAAACTTAATAAGGTTGGCCCAAACAAAGGTTTAATCACGTTGCAGTTGAGCGCTGATGATATATACACGCTAGAGAAGTATCACGCCAGCGGACAGCAACAGATGGTTTCATTGATAGCGAGTGATGAAAACGGTGTGTCAGCACAACAGCGAAAGTTTGCGTTTGCATTGTTGCACGACATCTGGTGGTCGCAAGTTGGTGGCTATTGGATCGAAACCCCAGAAACGGTTAAACAGCACTTCTATGCCATGTATGAGTATTACAACAGCTTAGACTTTGGAGAATTTAGTTTGAGTGCTGCTAAAGGTACTAAGACAGATACAAACCAGTTCATCAACATGTTATTAGATTACGCAGCACTTCACGACATTGCTTTGAGTGTGAAGCCGTTGAACGAACTAGAGCCACAGGAAATAGCGCATTGGGAATATCAGTGTCTGATGAACAAGTGTTGCGTGATATGTGGCAAGAGACCGAGTGACCTGCATCATTTAGACACGATTGGCCAAGGGGTAGACAGGCGTAAGACTAACCATTTGAAACACGGAGCCGTGCAATTATGTCGTATTCATCATCAGGACGCGCATTCGTTAGGTATTGAGACATTCTTACAGAAACACCACCTGACGGGCATCAAGATAGATGAGCGGATTGCAGAGGTTCATAGATTAAATACCAGATAGATAATAACAAGCGTTTTAAGGCGTTAAACGCTGTTTAGGTATAAATACACTAAACCACATTTAAAACGTCAAATAGGAGTGTTTCCGTGGACGTGAGTGCAAATGAAAAGGAAGGGCTATGGTAACAAAGATAAAGCCAAAAGCAGAAAGAATTTGGGCATTGTACAAAGGTGATGAATTTATTGCAGAGGGAACACCTAGAGAAATTGCTAGAAAGACGGGTAAAAAATTTGACCATTTAATGTTCATGACACGTCCGTCTTATGTCAATAGATTTGTATCTGACAAAAAATACAAAACCAAAGGGAGGTTAGAAATGGTCGAGTTAGAAGATGAATAATAATGCAGAATATTTAAATAAAAATGCTTTTTATTTTGAGACAGAATTAACGGTTAATCCGGCACCTCATAATCAATCTAATTTTAATCCAAGAACGAGACAAGTTTTTAAAGGGGCTAAAGAAAAAGCATACATCGCTGATTTAGAAGTCCGACTCAGAGCAAAAATTAACCGTAGCAAATTTAAAAAATTTGGTCCGCAACCTATAAAAGTTGATTACATTTTTGGTTTCATGCCACCTAAGTCGTGGAGCAAGAAGAAAAAGTTATCAGCGCTTAATCGTGAGATATACCCAACATCATCACAGCTAGGTGATTGGGATAACTTATGCAAGTCCACACAAGATAGGTTGAATGCGCTGATTATTGAAGATGATCGTTTCATTGTAGATGGCCGAGGGCGGAAGATTTACACCGAAAAACCTTATTTGAAGATTGAAATAGAGGAGGTTAAACAATGACAAACTACGCAACAGAATTTTGTAGCTTAGAAAGGTCAAAAGGATTTGAAGAAGCGTGTGTTTGGATGCAGAAAAAGTTAAAACCTGAAACAGCAGGAAGGGAGGAAAGTGACCGTTTTTGGAGTGAGATCAAAACCAAAGCTTTAATAACTATGTTAAGTGACGGTTATGGAATTGATGAAATATCCGCCACATTAGGTAAGACGATACAACAAATATACGCTAAAAGAAGATTATTAGCCAGCAATGGGGTAGTAAGTAAGCCTGTTCCACCATCGGAGATAAAAAAACAGCGCAAGGGTAAATTTATTGAGTTGGTTGAACAAGGTGAAAATAACGTTAAATTAATCGCCGATAAAATAGGGTGCTCTACTACAGCTATCTATGAGTATGCCAAAGAAACCGGCTACGAAATAAAGAGTGGGAGAGTAATAATATGACGATCGAAGAATACAACAAGTCTGTTCAAGACAGACATAATAAACAAGCGGTATCCGACGGACGTTTCACCGACTCATTTGAACGCAGGTCAGCGGTACAACGGCACAAAATGGCACAACGGAAACAACGAGTTCGGTTGCTATTACAAGAAGGCATCACCAGTATTGATGTTCTAGCGCAACATTTTATGATTAGCGTATCAACAATGCGTGGCGTTATCTATCAAATGGGATTAAGTATTGAAAATAGTCGGGTGGTTGTATGACGATATACAAAATAACGGCTGTACCGTCACATTTCATGGAGCTGTTTAACTCATACTACGATTATGAATACCAAAACGGCGAGTATGTGTCAGATAAACACTATGAGGCACTAAAAGCAGAAATAGAACATTTCAACAGCAACGTATCGAAAGCTGTGACTATAAAACTAGAGAAAGTGTGATGAGATGAAATTCACCAGCGAAAAAGTTAATGAATTGCTCGGTGTTGATGAAGCATTTAAAGTTCCAAACAAGTTAATGTCAATCATGATGAATCGTGAACAACGTGAGCAAACGTTTAAAGCATTTTTGGAAGTTGAGCGCGATACATCGTTTGATTGGTTTCACGAATATTTTGAAAGTGAACAGTCCGAGCGCAAGACTGAGAAGCAAGATTTCACGCCAAACAGTATTTCTGACATTATGACGAAAATTGTTGGGAAAGCAGATACCTATTTTGAATCAGCAGCTGGTACAGGTGGTATTGCTATCCGTCATTGGTGGCATGATTTGATTGATAACCACGACCCATTTTTCTATGAACCGTCAGATGATTATATGGTATTAGAAGAAAAATCAGAACGTGCGTTACCTTTTCTATTATTCAATCTATCAATTCGAGGTATCAACGCAATCGTTATTCATGGTGATAGTTTAAGCCGTGAAGTCAACAATGTTTATTATCTACTGAATGATAAAAATGATTTCTTAGCATTTAGCACAGTAAATGTTATGCCGCAAAACAGGACGACAATGAAAGAGTTTAATGTTAGTCGGTATATTGACGAGCCAATAGATCACATTGAAGCAGACATCAATATGTGGCGTGACAATGTTGGTAATAAGTACGATTTTGCAGCTAAGTTTATTGAAAAGTATTCAAAATTGAAAGGAATTAGACATGAAAATAGTTAGCTTACAGAGCGTGGGATTGGGAACATTTTATGTTGAACGTACTATAGATGAGGCTGTATATGTACCCTACTATATTGGTGTTGGTGCAATGGTAGACGATTTACGAGGCGGTTATGAAGGTGTAATTGGTGGCGATAAAATTACTGTTACTAAAATAGAATTCGGCGATATGTACCACGGTATAGAACTACCAAAACAAGAAGGTACTTACTTTGTCCACACATCAGACGGACACATCAGAGTGTTGCCAGCTGACAAGTACATTGCGGAATGGAGCGAATAGTTATGGAACTATCTGATCGTATTGGAAATAATGAATGGTGCCAGTCTTGCTTCAAACGTAGAGTTAATAAAGGTTATAGTCAATGTCTTTTCTGCCAACGAAAAATGACGAAAGAAACCATTAACTATGACAAAGCTGGGTACGCAGATGGATATGCAGCGGCACAAATTCAAATGCTTACATTAGGTACAAACAAGGCTGATGATATAGAAAAACAACAGCTACTTAAAGTTCCAGAAATAGCAAAAAGTAAATATCGCTTTGGGTTCGAAGATGGCAAGAATAAATATGAAGATGATTATAGTATGGACGCAGCATTTGGATTTGATTTATAAAGGAGATGAATAACTATGAAATACCAGAAAAAACCAGTAACGGTTGAAGCGTTTCAGTGGGGAGTTGAGGTAAAGCCCAAATGGGCAGCGGAAGCATTTGTTGAAGGCACTTTAACCGAAGTAGATACCGGAATTGATTTAGAGTTACACATTGAAACTTTAGAAGGTGAGATGGTAGCTGAACAAGGGGACTTTATTATTAAAGGTGTACACGGAGAAATCTATTCGTGCAAGCCAGATATTTTTGAAGAAACGTACGTCAATGTCAACGACACCGACCGTATCAGTCCTGATGACATCGGCAATGATATTCATGAGTTTTTACACGGAGGAGATAAGTGATGACAAAAACAGCGGTACACGTAACAACCTTAGAGGAATGGAGGTCTGTCTTGGGTGTTTGGTTTAAACAAGGATATGATTGGCCCAATGGTGACCAAGTCTATTCAAAAGACTTATTTGAAGATGGTGGAAGATTTTTATTTTTAGGTGATCGTATTACTTATAGTAGAACTAATCATAATTCTAAACCGTATATCGAATATTCAGAATTCATGGCGACAACAGAAGCGGTGCAGTTACCAACGGAGGAAGAGTGATGAAAATACATGAATTGAAATTAGACACGTTTTATTTTGATGATGTAAAGAGTGGAGTGAAGACATTTGAAATCCGAAAAAATGACCATGATTTTAAAGTTGGTGACGTTTTAGCATTAACGGCGTTTGAATCTAGTCATTATGTTAAGAAGTCTAGTATTATCCGAATGGGAAACCCGGTATATGAAAATGTTATCCAGCAAGAAGCAGACACAATATTTTTTGACGTAACTTATATCACAGACTACGAGCAAAAAGATGATTATATTGTCATGTCGATTGTTCCCAGCAGGAAAGTGTCTTCAAATGATTGAAATAGGACACAACTTACAGCATGCGATTGAGTTTGGCTCGTTATTGTCAGCAATGGTCGCAGTTACTTATATTGTATTGAAATATTATGGAGGGAGAAAATGACATTTGATGAAGCGGTAGACAAATCAAGAGTTCTATCAATGGACGGAACAAAACAGATATACAGCGATGACGTCATTCAATTGATTAATGAGTTACGACAAGAATATGAGCTTAAAGAGCCTAAATTTAAATACGAAATTCAGCGGTCAATTATGATCAATAGCAACAGCCTAAATGCTGTGCGAAAACTATTAGCAAATGGTTATAAAATCATAGACAAATCTGTTTTGAATAGTGGTAGCGCTGATTATATCGAATACGTCTTATCTAAAAAGGTGGAGGACGAGTGATGATTGTTAGTTTAATGAAATCGTTCTTTATAGGAGCGTTGTCATATTTAATGATGGGAACATGGATTAATTGGGGTGATTTACCGCCTACAATGAAGACGCCTGGTGTAGCTTATGGGTTGAATGCAGTCATGTTGATATTTTGGATTACGTCATTTGTAATCTACGAAAAATTGAGAAGAGATTATGAATAGTTAGGAGTAGAGTGTGGCAGATAGAATAGACAGATACCTAAGTGACTATTATTCAGGTGTAATCGACATGCAGATTAAACTACGTAAGATAGAGTTGCAGACACCTGAAACTATTGATGAAAATATAGGCGGTGGTGCTGCTCAAAACAAAGAGAATCGAGTTCTGGATAATCAGCTAATCATTGAAGAGAGCGATTATGCGTTACAGTCCTTTATCCGTGACAAGTGGTGCATGTCTAACTTTTTGAAGATACTCACTGAAGAAGAAAGAGCCATGCTATCCTTGCGATATGATCGTAGACGCAAGCGTAGTTGGAGTCAGGTAGCTAGAATGCTTTCTAAATCAGAGAGCCAGTGTCACAGAGATTTGCAGAATATTAAGAAGATATATCGAAAGTCGGTATTCGCTTATCAGCCTGTGGATAACTCAGAGTAGCAAAAACATGCGAGTTTTTAGACAGTTTTGGACTTAAAAACGGTGTGATAATGGTATTGTTGATAATTATCAATCATAGTGAAAACGGTATAGCAATTCACAGAAAACAATGTTAACATTATTTTCATGGTGTCTCACATGAACATTCTCGATTTACTTTGTTTAACTTCTTTCTCACTAAAAGGAGTGAGACACCGTACATAACATGTTGGTGACAGGAGTAACTTTGTGTGCTAGCATTTAACATGTGGTGACCTAGAAATATCTAATCTCCTGAAAAGTTATGATATATTGCAAGAATGGCACGGGTCATCACAAAAGCATCTTAGGGTGCTTTTTTCTTTGACTTGAAAAAATACTCACAATCAAAATAGTGTCTGAGTTATTGCTAATCCATCAAAAGCATATCCGAAAAAAGTTCGAGTGATTCTTTTCTACGAAATGTCAGCGATGCTGTTTCTTATTTTTCTAATCACTCCGTTACACACGCTTCGGAAAAAGCCACTGTGTATGTAAAAATACGATAGGTTGGAATATCTATCATTATGACAGGTGGCGGAATAGGTAGACGCTAGACTATAAGATATTGTACTTTCCGGGGTCTGGAAAGTTGGCTGGAACCAATATCATGTAAGGTGCAAATCCTTGCCCTGTCAATTAGTTTGGTGTTATTATTTAGTTAGGCTATGTGCCAAAAAATAAGGACGGTAACTGACCATGAATAAAGATGAGATTGTTGAAAAAGTAAAGTCATTGATGAGTGAAGGTAATCTCGACAAAGCTAAAGATTTTATAGAAGAACACAAAGAAGATTTGGGCGAAAACTTTGATAAGCTGAAAGGCATGATTGGTGATAATGCTGAAGGTGTAATTGGTAAAATCAAAGGGTTATTTGATAAGAAGTAACACGATGTGTTATCAAGCTGTTTGATGAAATAAGCAGCTATGAAAAAAAATCAACACGAAATTGCCAATGAAAATTATCATACCTTTGCAATGAAAGCAGTCGCTTGCCTGCGATTGCGTACATATTAGCGCCTTAACGGGTGCTTTTTTATTGAAAAGAGAAACTATGAAAATAGATCGCGATTATGGACTTGTCGCCAGTGATGATGAATTAAACATCTACCGCAGGCTAGACAAGCAACAAAAATATAATAAGAAACACAAGAAGGCATCTAAACGCAAGTCGAATACAGACAAGCGCAAAGATGTCTTTTATGATGATAGGAAGTGGCAGTGATGGCCAATATTAAATGGACTGATGAACATAAGAATAGAGTTACGGAGTTAGGTAAGCAAGGGTTGTCATCTAGCAAAATAGCTCAAAAGTTGTTTGATGAATTTGGTGTCAACTTAAGTAGACGGACTGTTTCACGATACCTATCAACAGGACATACTAGCAGTAGATATGACAAATTGAAAAAGAATACGAACAAAGTCAAAGATGTGAAACGTGGCACTGAAATTGTCATCAACAAAGACGGCAGCACAACATCATCTACGAAAATACAAATGACCGAAGAACAGGCTAAAGACCCAGACTTCGTATTGAGAGCACACGGCTTTAATCCTGATGATTGGGATATCGTATCAGCACGCAATAACTTCTGGCAACAGAATAGCCAAGAGAATGGCTTGATTGATTTGTACCAGTCTAAGATTACGGTTAAGCCTAAAGTTGATAATGATATCAAACGAGCGGTTGAAGTTTTGACACGGGATATTAAACCGCTTAAAGTTAAACACTCATTAGATTCATCACGTAAGCGTAACCTAGTCATACCAATTACGGACAACCATTGGGGTATCACTCATTTATCTGATGTACAAGACAAGTTGTCAGAACTACTAGACATCATTAAGCAAGGCTATGGAACGATTGTTATTGAGATGATTGGTGACATGCTTCAATCGGATAAGATTAATAGCACTGAGACGGTTAGCGGCACAATACTTGAAGATGTTGATATGCCAAAGGCAATTGATGAAGCTATGCAATTCACGGAAGCCATTGTTGTTACAGCGTTAGAGAATGCTAACACAGTAATGATTAAGTCGGTCGGTGGTAATCATGACTTTGATATCTCGTACATGTTTATGATCTGGATTAAAGAACGATTTAAACAAGCTCAAGTAGATGTGAATAACCGTTATCGCACGGCTTACTTATTAGGCCATGTACTTATTTCAATTCAACACGGCAATGTTAACAAAAAGAATCCTGCACAGATACTGGCTAATGAGTGCAGACACTTGTGGGGAATTGCAACGACAACTGAAATACATTCAGGACATCTTCACTTTGATAAGACAGAAGACCAAAACGGTGTGGTATTCAGACAGTTCTCAACACCAAAGCCTAGCGATGATTGGGAAACCATGAACGGCTTTATTGGTTCAAACAAGTTGATGTACGCACTTGAGTACAATGACGACCGATTGAAAGTTGAACACTTTATTTAGAGGTAGTAAATTGAAAGAATTATGGAAAGACATAGTTGGTTATGAAGGGTATTATCAAATAAGTACTTTTGGTAATGTTAAGTCTTTAGATCGTATCGACGGAATAGGAAGAACGATTAAAGGTCATTTACTCAAATGGAAACATAATAATCGAGGTTATTTTACTATTTCATTAAATAAAAATGGTAAAGCTCGCTATTTTTTGGTTCACAGGTTAGTAGCTACAATGTTTATTAAAAATCCTGATAATCTTCCAGAAGTTAATCATATCGACGAAGACAAGTCTAACAATTCTGTTGATAATATAGAATGGTGTACATCTGAATATAATCATAAATATGGGACACGAGAAGAACGTAGATTATCAAATACGGACTTCTCGTTTTTAGTAGAACGAAACAAAATAAGTGGCTATAAAAACTTCAAACCAATCATAGCTATATATCCAAATGGACGACTGCAACGCTTTGATTCGCAAAAGAATGCGGCGATAGAGTTAGGTATAAGTGGCATTGGCATAAATGCAGTGTTGAAAAAGCGGCAGAAAACGCACAAAGGTTATCGTTTTGAATATAATAGTGATAAGTTAGTTGCCGAGTGGCACGTTTAGGAGAATGATATGTTAAACAAACTCAGTCTCATTTTGCTGTCGCTGTTAACGTTTATAAATCTATGCTTGGTGATACAGAACATCAACATATATCAAACAAATAGATTAGATAGCGAACAACGTTTAAAATATTCTGATTATGATGGTATTGACTCAAAACAAAAACTTTTTAATTACGTTAACAAGATGTATACCGACAAAGGAATTGGAGTCACTGTTAATGAGAGCAATAGTATTTCAATTAACATTGATACTAAAACGTTAGATAGAAAATACTTTGACCCAATAAACAATAATCCTAAGATGAATGAATATGAGATTAAAGCATTGAGCTACAACAGCAATTCGAGCATATCAATATGGATAGACGGCAACTTGTCATACGACGTTTATCGAGGACATTTAACACACTTTACTTTTGGAAGATTCATCAGTTGGACATAAGCGCTATAAGCGCTTTTTATTTTGCAGTGAATGAGGAGAAAAGATGGACGAGTTATCATCAAAGTATTTAACTCAAATGATTGAGAAAGACAAAATACATTCGATAGCGGTATTGGCATTGCATTTACCATACAACGTGATTGAGGTTATTGAGGAAACAATTAAGCTTGGATATTCGGTCAGAAACATCACACCCGATGCAAACAAAGCTGTAATCGTTAAGTAATCAAAAAAATGCCTTTCTGAAAGGAGGTGACACAATGACATGAAATTAACGCCAAAGCAGAAGAAGTTTGCTGATGAGTATATCAAGACCGGAAACGCTACTCAATCAGCAATTGAAGCTGGTTATAGCAAAAAATATGCTAATACAAATGCCCCAAAATTACTACAAAATACTACATTAAAGCAATACATAGAAAAGTGCATGGCTGAAATAGCGTCAAACAGTGTTATGAGCTACACAGAAGCCGTTGAATTGCTTACTAGTATAGCTAGAGGTGAAGAGAAAGACACGGTCGTTGTGGCAACTCCTGTGAGTGTTGAGAAAGTCGAGAAAGAAGCAGATTTAAAGACAAGAATTAGTGCCTTGAAAGAGATACTTAAACGTTATCCAAACAATGACAAACTCATTGAACAGCAGATACGCAAGTTGAGCGCTGAAGCTGATATTGCACAGATACAAGCTAAGCGCATGGCGGACGGTGAACAAAATAGCAGTGTCAATGTGAATATCGTGATACCAGAGCAGGAGGATAACAATGGCGAATGATTTAGTGATTGATGTTCCTGAAATGGTTGATAAGGCTTATTACAAACTGTACACATCAAAACAGCAGTATATTGCATTGAAAGGTGCACGTGCTAGTGGTAAATCAGTAGCTACGGCTTTTAAAGTGGTTATTGATATACTGCGTTATCCGTATGTTAATTGGCTTGTTGTAAGACAATTCCAGAATACACAGAAAGATAGTACGTTTGCCATCATTAAGTGGGCTGTTCACTATATGGGACTAGATGATTACTTCAAATTCACCATTAGCCCGCTTGAAATAACTTACAAGCCGACACAACAAAAAGTGTTCTTTCGTTCAATGGACGACCCTTTGAAAATAACATCAATTACAACAACGGTTGGAAAGATATGTCGTAGCTGGTGGGAAGAAGCCTATGAGTTAAAAAGTGATGATTCATTCCAGACCGTGATTGAATCTATGCGTGGTGAGTTACCTATTGGTGGCTTTTATCAGCATGTCATTACATTTAACCCTTGGAGTGACAGACATTGGTTAAAGCGTGAGTTCTTTGATGTTGATACAAGACGCAACAATACATTAGCGTTTACAACCACATATAAGAATAATCACCACCTGAACGATGACTTTATCGAAGCTATGAAAGAAATGGTGGTGCGCAACCCTAATCGTGCAAAAGTTGCCGTGTTTGGTGACTGGGGTATATCAGAGGGACTTGTATTTGATGGTTTATTTGAACAACGAGATTTCAGCATGGAAGAGATTGCTAAGCTGCCTAAATCAATTGGATTAGACTTTGGATTTAAGCACGATCCAACCGCTGGTGAGTTTATGGCGATAGACCAAACAAACAGAGTTGTGTATATCTATGATGAGTTCTATCAACAAGGAATGCTCACGCAAATGATTGCACAGGCATTAGCGCAACATAAGGCTTATGGATTGCCAATCACAGCAGATAGCGCAGAGCAACGTTTAACAACTGAATTAGCTAGTGTTTACGGTGTACCCAATCTACGTACGGCTGGTAAGGGTAAAGACAGTGTGATTCAAGGCGTGCAGTACATGCAGAGCTATCACTATGTTATCCACCCAAACGTCAAAGGGCTGCTAAGTGAGATGAACACTTATGTGTATGACAAAGACAAGCTGGGTAACTGGTTAAACAAGCCGAAAGATGAAAATAACCACGCTATTGATGCCTTGAGATACGCGATGGAACAATACATGTTTGTTGCGAATAATCACTACATGAGCTATCAAGAGCGTACACAAGCCGTCAAGAATTTAGGACTATAAAGGAGTTACAATGCAAAAGATTTTTAGTGATAATCAAAAAGCTAATTTAATCTATCAAGACAGCTTGGATAATCTAACGCCACAACGTGTTATGCAGTTTGTCAAACATCATAATCAGTATCAGAGACCACGACTTGAAAGGTTAGATGAGTATTACAAAGGGTTGAACGTTGGTATTTTAGAACAAGAGAGCCGCCGTGTTGATGAAGACAAGGCAGACCACAGAGCTGTACATTCATTTGGTAAATACATTGCTGACTTTCAAACCTCATTTAGCGTTGGTAATGCCATTTCTGTTCAACATGATGATGACATGAGACTTGATACAGTTGAAAACATCAACAACTTTGATGAGATTAACAGTGATCTATTCCTAGATATGACACGTTTTGGACGTGCTTATGAGTATGTTTACCGAGGACATGATGACATTGAACATAGCGTAGCATTAAGCCCACTAGAAACGTTTATCATCTACTCACTAGATGTTGAGCCACAACCAATTATGGCGGTGCGCTATCACTTGATTGATACCATTGATGATGATGTTATCTCAAACGAGTATCGTGTTGAGACGTGGACTTCAACAGAATACACAAGCTACCAACCAACCTCAATTAATGGCACACCTATACAAGATGAAACAAGTGAACTATACGTGTTCCCAATGATTGAGTACAAGAACAATAAGTTTAGAATTGGTGACTTTGAAAACGTTATCCCACTGATTGATTTATATGACGCAGCACAATCAGATACAGCCAACTACATGACTGATTTGAATGACGCTATGCTTGTCATCAAGGGTGATATTGATACATTGTTGCAAGGTTCAAGCATGATGAGTGGTATTGACCCAACAGACGAGAGTGCAGCAATGCAGTTAGCGAAAGACAAAATGGAAATGTTGAAGTCCATGAAGTCAGCTAACATGTTGCTGTTAAAGTCGGGCGTATCAATGACAGGACAACAGACGAACGTTGATGCAGGCTATATCCACAAAGAATATGATGTGACTGGTACAGAAGCATACAAGGATAGGCTTGCACATGATATTCATAAGTTCTCACACACACCTGATTTAACAGATGAAAACTTTGCGGGTAATGCCAGCGGTGTTGCCATGAAGTATAAAGTATTGGGAACGATTGAATTAGCAAGTACCAAACGCAAGGCTTTTGAAGTCGGTTTGTATCAACGCTATAACATCATCAAAGCACTAGAAAATCTGTCAGCAAGTGGCATGAGCGTAGATCCTAATGAGATTAGCTTTGTGTTTACAGATAACATGCCGGTTGATGACGTTGCAACCATTGCACAAGTGGTTAGTGCAGGCGCTAGAGTGCCACAAGAGTATCTGTATCAGTTCCTACCAAACGTGACGGACCCTAGTGAAATTACTGATTTGTTAGCACAAGAGCAGGCTACACAGGTACAACAAGCTAGAGATAGTTATGGTGTGCAAGTAGATTCAGAAAAGGCAGATGACGCAAATGGCACAGAGACCGAAACAAACTAATAAATATTGGGAAACCCGTCTCAAACAAGAGCAAGCTTACATGAACAAGGCGACCAACACTAATGATATTGTCAGACGGTATGATTTAGCTATTGATGATATTACACGTAAGATTGCAGCCGAATATGCAAGACTTGAATTGCGTGGCTTTGAGCGTAATATTGTTGAAACTGCTGATATTGAAGCTTATGAACGTGAAGCCAAAGAGTTAGTGGCATACGCTAACAAATTGCGTGATAAGCTAGGTAGAAATGCCGCTAAAACAGACTTTACAGCCGAAATGAATAGGCGAATGAAAGTCTATAACGCTACAATGCGCATCAATAGACTGGAATATCTCAAATCGCAAGTTGCACTATCACTGGTTAAGGCTGGTGTTGATACTGATGTTGACTTACAACAAGAATTATCAGACAAGTATGTAGCTGAAAAGGCAAGACAGGCTGGTATTCTAGCTTCAACAGTCGTACCAATGTCACACACTAAGCTATTTAAGATAGTAGCTGCACAAGTTGATGGTGCTAACTTTAGTCAAAGAATATGGCAGAACACCGATAGTTTAAAAGCTGAATTAGACGTGTTGCTGACTAACAATATCATTCAAGGACAGAACTCTAATGTGATTGCAAGACGTTTGCGAAGTTTGTTAAACGGTCAATACAAAGATAACGCTAGGTATATCACTGAAAGATTAGCACGAACAGAGTTTACACGAGTGATAGGGCAAGCGCAGAAAGACAGCTACCGTGAAAATGACATTGAATATGTCAAGTGGATGGCTGAATCTGGTGCGTGTCGCTATTGTGTCGCTGCTTCAGAGGGTGGTTTACGAGGTGAGGGTATCTATAAAATAGATCATGAACCAAATTACCCTCAACACCCAAATTGCCGCTGCAGTCTAGCAGCTTATTATGAATAGGAGAATACAAAAATGGATAAAAGTTTTATGAGTTTTGTTGAAGAAAAAATTGCTGAACAGTTGGGATGCAAAAAAGAAGAAGTTTACATGGTCTGGCAATGCAAGACGTTGCAGAACATCAAAGGACTGTTTTCGAGTGATGTTCCGCAAGCTAATGGTCTTTACTACGAAGCGACTTACAACGGTGACAAGGGCGAGCTTTACTTGGACACTTACAAAAAGGCTTCTAACAAAGCTATCAAAGTTGATTTATAACACTGACGAAAGTTGGTGTTTTTATTTTGTCCTAAGCATGACATTAAAAGGCTGTTACATAGCGTGTATGGGTTGTTGGCGTGTCGTGTGTGGGTTTAATCGTGCATAGGGCAATATAAGCGCTAATCAACGTGTATGGACTAATACAAAGGAGAAATTATCATGACAGAACCAATCGAATCAACGCAACCAGTTGAGCAAAATCAACCGGAAAACGAAGAGACTAAGACATTAACGCAGAGTGAACTTGACAGTTTGATGGATAAGCACACTGCAAAAGTCTTGGAAAAACAAAAGGCTGACCTTGAAAAAAAGTTGGCTGAAGCAATTCAGCAGGGTAAGACAGAGGGCGAGAAGTTGGCTACAATGTCAGCCAAAGAAAAGGCGGAAGAAGAGGCAAAACAACGCCTTGCAGACCTTGAAGCACGTGAAAAAGAGTTAAACCAGCGTGAATTAACGGTCAACGTATCAAGTCTGTTGAAAGAATGTGAATTGCCTACTGATTTAGCTGAATCGTTGGTTAAGCTTGGTAACGCTGATGAAATCTCAACCGTTGTTGACAGCTTACAACAAGCGATTCAACAAGGTATCAATGATGGTGTTAAAGACCGTCTACGTCAAGACCCACCAAAGAATGACGCAACTAAAATCAGCGGTGATATTGGCAAGGTGGAATTTAATGCTATGACCGCAGCAGAACGTGTTGCTTTCTCAAAGAGCAACCCAGAACAATTTAAACAGATTACAGGAGAATAAATAAATGTCTAACACATTAACAAAACTAGCAGATTTGGTGAACCCAGAAGTATTAGCACCAATCGTGTCATACGAATTTAAGCAAGCAATGCGATTCACACCGTTGGCAAGTGTTGACACAACACTGCAAGGACGTTCAGGTGACACATTGAAGTTCCCGGCATTCACTTACATTGGTGACGCAAAAGACGTTGCAGAAGGTGAAGCAATTCCATTGGATAAGCTTGGCACAACGACTAAGAGCGTTACTATCAAGAAAGCTGCCAAAGGTACAGAAATCACAGATGAAGCAGTATTGTCTGGATATGGTGACCCTGTTGGCGAATCTACAAAACAATTAGGCTTGGCAATCGCTAACAAGGTTGACAATGACATCTTGGCTGCTGCATTAACAGCTACACAAACAGTTAAATTTGCTGCAACATCAGACGGTGTTCAAGCAGCGTTGACAGTATTTGCAACTAATAGTGATCAAGATGATTCACCAGTTGTTGGTTTGTTTAACCCAGCGGATGCAGCAGCATTGCGCAAGGCAGCACGTGCAGAGGGTACAGGTTCAGATGTTGCACAAAACGCTTTGGTAAATCGTACTAAGTTTGAAGTGCTTGGCGTGCAAATCATCGAATCGAACAAGGTTACAGCAGGACAAGCTATCTTCATTAAGGTAAACCCAAGCGTTCCAGCTTTGAAATTGGTTATGAAGCGTTCAGCGGAGGTGGAAAACCAACGCAACATCATCAACAAGACTACCGTTTTGACTGCCGATGAACATTACACAGCTTACTTGTACGACCCAACAAAGGTTGTTGTTGCAAAAGCGAGTAGCATCGGCTAATGGTATTACATTAAGTCAAAAGACAGCAACAATTAAAGTTGGTGCAACTAAGCAAGTGACCGCTGCATCAAACCCGATTAACGCAGTAGATGCCAATGCCGTTGTTTCGGCAACTACTTTCTCATCAAGCGATAAGGCTGTGGCAACCGTAACAAATGACGGTACTATCACTGGTGTCACTGTTGGTTCAGCAACCATTACAGCTACTAGCAGAGCATTCACTGCAGAAGTTGCTGTTACAGTGACAGAATAGTCACATGATGTCGCTTAATAAATAAACAATACTGCAAAGGGCGGCTATTAAGGAGGTGATGATTTGGAACTTAGCGATTTAAAAACTATGCTACAAATCAAAGATAATAAGCGTGATGATATTCTCAATCTTATTATCAAAAACACAACGCAAGCACTGTCATTTAAATTAGGTTTAAAGGCTGGTGTCTCTATCCCTGATGTCTTAGACTATATTGCGCTTGAGGTGTCTGTAAAGCGCTACAATCGCCTTGCAAACGAGGGTATGAGTTCGTATACACAAGAGGGACAAAGCATTACATTTAGCGCAAATGATTTTGATGAGTTTGCAAACGATATTGATGCTTGGAAAGATGAAAACGGCGTGAAAGATAATAATTCAGGTCGTTTTTTGTTTTTGTAGGTGGTGACATGAGATTTCCAGACAATATTCAATTTTATTCAGAGGTCAAAGAACACTATGCTCCAAAGGTTGGTGACTATGTAGGCGGAGCAGAATTAGTTGGTGAAGCAATAGCCAATGTTACTGAAACAGGCACAGAGACAAGCGTGCAGGACTTCGGCGACATCACCACCAAAAACCTTGTTATACGGCTTGTAAATGACATTGACTATAAATGGGCGTATCTCACTGTAAACGGCTTAGCACAGAAGTATAAGCCTATTACAACGAGGAAACCATTGAAGAACAACACGTTGATTGTAGGTGAGATGAATGGGTAATATAAGTTTTTCTGTTACTGGCGTTGATAAGTTAAGTAAAGCATTGTTATCTCGTGCATCGGCTGGTGACATCAAGAGTGTTGTCAAACGTAACACCACACAAATGCAGCAACAGGCTATGTCTATTGCTTCAAGCGTATTTACAAAGGGGTATTCAACCGGCGATACAAAGAAAAGCATTGGTGTTTCATTCGAGGATAGCGGTATGAGCGGTGTAACTGGATTAGGTATGGAGTATAACCAATATACCGAGTTGGGTACTCGTTTCATGGCTGCTGAACCATTGCTAAAACCTGTGTTCAATAAACAAAAGACGGTATTTAAGTCAGATTTGGAGAAGTTACTCAAATGATTAGTCCACAAAAAATACTGTTCGATACTTACTACGAATTGTTACAGAGTGACGGCTACAATGTCTATGATTATTTACCTCTTGAAGATGAACCAGTTGATTATCCAATTGTTGTGATTGGTAACACACAACAAACCAGTGCAACAACTAAGTATTCACGCAATGACCATGTGTTCTTAACAATCGACGTATGGGGCAGTAAGAAACAACGCAAAAAAGTTAGTGAAATAGCTGATTACATTTACAATCTGGCGATTGGATATATTAAAACAGACAGCTACACGTTTTATGGGCAAGTAAACCAGCAAAGCATGCAGATGTCTATTGATACATCAGTGCCAAACACAACGTATCAGCGCGCTAACATACAACTAGAATTTACAGTAGATTAAAGGAGATTATCTAATGGCATTATCAACATTAAAAGGTGTCAACGCAGTAGCGTTCGCACGCAAATTGAGTGACGCTGCAAAAAAGCCAGCCGACCTTATCCCATGGCAAACATCATTGTCATTTGACCCATCACGAGACAGTGACTCAACTGTGACAAAAGATGGCAACGTTAATATACAATCAAGTGTTTCAACAGACCTTGAAATCGAGTTCGTTAACAACACATCAGCGATTGCTGACGCATTCTATGACAGTTTGCTAGATGGCGACAAGATGGAATTTTGGATCGTACACAAAGACCGCAAGAGTGCAGATGGCAAGTATTTCTCATGGTATGTACAAACATCTGTATCAGAAGACAGCAACGACAACGATGCTGATGATAACTCAACTCGTGATGTTACATTCTCTGTTGACGGCACACCAAAGCGTGGCTGGACTGCACTAACAGCCCAACAGTCAAGTGACGTTGACTATGTATTCCGCGGCTTGGATAAAGTTGCAGGTACCGGTCTTGAAGAAACCAATGGCGGTAAAGCTTGGGTTAAAGAGACTGACGGTGGCGTGAATGGCGCTCCGACAACTGAAGTGTAGCAGCCTTAGGACATTAATTAAATAACATAAGGACAGAGACGATTGAAGTGAGACGATAAAAGGAGAAATCATGCAAGTTAAAATCAACAATAAAGAAGTAGAACTAAAGTTCGGTGTGAAGTTTGTTCGTGAATTGGATAAGGTGGCAGGTCTGGACGTGAATGGCGCTTCATTTGGTATGGGACTTACAAAGTCTATCCCAGCACTTAACACAGCAGACCCAGCCGTATTGGCAGATGTTATTTATTCTGCTGCTTCAACTAACAAAGCATTCCGTCCATCACAAGATGATGTCGATAACTTTATTGATGACTATGATGGCGACCTTGAGAAATTGTTTGATGACGTGACTAAAGAAATGTCATCAGCTAACGCAATCAAGGTGGCTTTAAAAAACGCACAAGCCTAGATGATGAGGACACAGGAGAATACAAAACTAGTGAGCAAACATATCATGAAATTGTATTGAACAGCCTCACTCGTCTAGGCTTTTCTGTGTATCAAATGTACGAAATCGAGACTATGACGTTACCTGATTATCAATTAGCTATGGAAGCATACGCTATTAAACAGGCTTTGAGACGTGAAGATATAGCTTTACACGCTTGGTATAACCAAACTGTACAGGCTACCAAAGGGAGCGACAAGCACCCTAAGCCACGTTATCAAAAGTTTAGTGATTTCTACAATACAGCAGAACAAGAAGATGAAATACGTGCAAGTTTCGAGAGTGATTATACTTCCGAATTGACACGTAAACGAGAAGAAGAGGCGCTTATTCAACAGCGTTTCGCAAAGCTTCAAGAATTAAAACAAAAGAGGAAAGGAGGACGATAAATGGAAAGTTATTCAGTGCAAGCCGTGTTATCTGCGGTTGATAAGAATCTGAGTTCAACGTTTGGAAAGGCATCTCAAGCTGCGTCTGATTTTGAAAGCAAATCAAAACAATCTCTTGAGAACGTTGGTAAATTCATGGCCGTTGCCGGTGCAGCAGTTACTGCTATTGGAATAAAAAGTGTCAATAGTTTTGGAGACTTTCAATCTTCCTTGAACAAAGCGGCTGTTATTGCAGGTGGTACTTCAAAAGATATTCAAGGGTTAGCTGATGTCGCTAACCACATGGGTGCAGTTTTACCCATAAGTGCACAAGATGCCGCAGACGCTATGGTTGCAATGGCTCGAGATGGCGCGTCGCTTGAAACAATAAAGAAAGAATTTCCTGCTATTGCTGAAGCTGCTACTGCTGCTGGCGCCGATTTGCAGACAACCGCTAGCGTTGTTCAACAATCAATGAACATCTGGGGCGACTCGTTGGAAAGTCCTCAACAAGCGGCTGCTATTTTGACGGAAACAGCTAACTTATCTAATGCATCAATCGAGGATATGCAACAGGCATTGGCAACTATTGGTGGTACTGCATCTAATGCCGGAATCAGCATGACTGATACATCTGAAGCTATTGGATTGCTGACCAACAAAGGTTTCAGTGCTGCACAGGCATCATTGGATTTAAACCACGCATTACTTCTTATGCAAGCTCCATCTGATAAAGCAGCAAAGCAAGCAGCTGCTTTAGGTCTTAATTTCAATGACGCACAAGGTAATATGAAGCCCTTGCCGCAAATATTAAATGAAATAGCAGATTCAATGGACGGTATGTCCTCATCTGACAAGGCGGCTGCATTAAAGACTATGTTTGGTTCATCTGGTATGGCTGCCATATTGCCTTTGATGAAATCTATCAAAGATAAGACCGACAATACCACTACCAGTTGGGATGCTTATAGCAAGGCTATGCAAGCTGCTTCTGGTGATACGGCAACCGCCACTTCATTTCTTAATAATCAAGCTAACGAAATGCAGAAAAACTTGGGGTCAAAGATTGAACAAGTTGGTGGTAACTGGGAAGCATTAAGAAACGCCGCAATGGCAGGGAGCGCCGGTGTTATTTCTAGTATTGTTGACATGATGAGTAGCACATTGGAATGGGCTACTACATCTAACAGTGCAATAGGAAGTGGAATAAGAACTTTCTTGGGATTGTCTCCAATTATAGGTGCAGCGACTCTGGCAACAGGGTCGTTTTTAACTGCTGCAACTAGAATAGGCAGTGTTATGAGTACTGTGGGGACAGCGTTGAAAGGTTTGTTTATAAGCCCGCTAGGTCTTGCATTATTGGCAATAGCTGCATTAGTGGCCGCTTTTGTCTACGCCTATAACACTAGTGAACAGTTTAGAAAGACTATTCAAAACTTAGCTAACTCGTTTAAAACAGCGCTAGCGCCTGCGTTTAATTTTATTAAAAACACGGTTATGTCGTTTGTCGATACTGCCGTTTCTGGGTTCAAAAGTTTTGCTGATAATGCCATTAGGTCATTTTCTAAGGTGACAACTGGAATGAACTTTAATAAACTTTCAGATACTGTTGTTGTGGTTTTTAGCGCTCTTATGGATATCGTTATAGCATTTGGTAATATCGTTACTTCTGTTATTACCGTTATAAGTAACACTGGATCAATTAAATCGTCTTGGCTGTCTGTTGGTTCTGTTTTATCAGCTGTAGAAACCGTTATTGGGGTAGTTAGAGATTCGGTGGTTTCGTTAATCACTGGATTTTTGTCAACAGGAGCCATACAATCGGCTTGGAACGCGGTTACAGCTGTAATCGGAGCTGTTGTTTCAATTGTTTCTGCGTTATGGTCAGTTATTAAATCTACAATACAATCATTTGGGGGTGTCGGAACAGCTGGTCAGGTATTTGTAAACGTTGGTCAATTCATTGGTAATGTTGTAACGATCATAGGAACTGTTATAACAGCAGTGGCTAATTTTATTTCTGCCGCTATGAAAATACAAGCAGTCAGAGATATTATCCAAGCTGTCATTGTAACAGCTGGCGCTCTATTGGTTGCCTTTAAGGCTTATTCAATCGTTGTAACCATCATAACAAGTGTTAAGTCGGCTATCGAAACAGCAAGAATTGCAATGATGCTATTTAACGCAGCCCTAGTCGCCAATCCTATAGGATTGGTAGTCACCGCCGTTGTCGCCTTAGTAGCCAGTCTGGTTTATTCCTTTACAATGACTAAAACAGGTCAGGCGCTATGGGCTGGTTTTGTGTCGTTTTTACAGTCATCTTTAGCTAATTTGGTTTCTATATTTCAAGACATTTGGAATACAATCCTGATTGTCGTACGAACAGTTATATTAGGCATACAAATGGCTTGGGTCGGATTAGGTGTTCTGCTTGGTGCACTATGGCAAGGAATTGTAGTTGTATTTAGCACAATTTGGAACGGAATAGTCGCAGTAGTTACTGCTATCGTCAGTGGAATTGTAGCTGCTTGGAACTTTCTAGCGCCTTACCTATCGGCGGCATGGCAAGCAAACGTCATTTTGTTTACTACAATATGGAATGTGTTGGTAACGGTAATCACGACAATCGTTAATGCTATTGTGGCTGTTTGGAACGGTTTCACTGGAATTATAAGTGCAATATGGAATGGTATTGTGGGGGTGGCAATAGCAATATGGAACGTAATATTAACGACTATTACAACGATAGTAACCACAACCGTTAATGTTGTATCGTCCATATGGAACGGATTGATAGCAATCGCTTCAGGAATATGGAATGCGGTATCGTCTGTCGTTTCTTCAGTTTGGAGCACAATCGTTAGTATTGTTAGCTCGATGGCAAGCAATGCTGTACACGCACTACAATCAATTTGGTCTGCCATAGCAGGAGTTGTTTCATCTATTTGGAATTCAGCCAAAGGGATAATTTCTGGAATATGGAGTGCGATTGTTTCTGTAGTTTCATCAATGGCAAGCAATGCTTTTAATTCACTTCGTGGCGCTTGGAGTGGAGTATCAGGATTTGTAAGTGGATTGTGGAATTCAGCAAGAAGTGCAATATCTGGTGCTTGGAGTGGAATAGTATCGACAATTAGAAGCATGGCAAGTAATGCATTTGGTAGTTTGCGTAGTGCTTGGGGCGGTGTTGTTGGTTGGGTTTCTGGAATATGGAACAGTGTTAAAGGCGCAATTATGGGAGCGATGAACTTTAGTTTGTTTGGAGCCGGTAGTGCAATCATGAATGGATTTCTTGGTGGTTTACAGTCAGCTTATGGCAAGGTTAAATCGTTTGTTGGTGGTATCGCCAGTTGGATAAAAGAACACAAAGGGCCGATCAGTTATGATAGACGCTTGCTTATCCCAGCTGGTAACGCAATAATGACTGGTTTGAACGCCGGATTGGTTGATAACTTCAAAACAGTACAGAAAAACGTCAGCGGCATGGCTGGTAGTATTTTAGACGCAGCAACAAGCGTTGGTAATCTAGCGACAAATGCCATTGGAGACCCAATCAATGCTTTGAACAATAATATTGGTGGTTCGTATAGTGGTTCTCTGACAATGCAAGATAGTAGTTTACAAATGCAAAATAACAGCTTGTTGCGGAAAATTGCTAACAAGAGTAGCGATATTTACCTCGACGGAAATACGTTGGTAGGCGGGACAGCAAACCGTATGGATAACGCTTTGGGGAATAACACAAGATTGAGAGGTCGTTTAAGTTGAGTGAATACAATTTTTTTGATTTATCGAAACGTACTGACGTTGAAATCGAGAAGCAAATATCTGAGGGATTTAAGTTCGGTGAATTTGATAGTACAGACCATGATTTATTCTTAATCAGTCGAGATGCAACGAGTCCGAATAGTAAGGATATTACGGAGAGCGTCCCCTACATGCAAGGAGTGTATGATTTCAGCACACTAACAAACGGAGAACGTTATTTCGAAAATCGCACAATCACGTATGAGATGATATTATTCAACCAAGAATATTCCGATAGGAAGGTTCTGGAAAGCGAAGTTAAACGGCAGTTAGTACCATTAGGTATTCAACCGCTATATGATACACACGACAAGTCATTTCATTGGTTGGGTAAAGTTGATGGTATTAGTTTTGATGACGATGAAAAGATGAGAACGCTAAAAGTAACGATTACTTTTAATGTTTATCCGTTTGCCATAGGCAACAATAGTGAGGGTTCTGATATTTGGGACGATGTTTATTTTCCTAATTGGATATTTCAAGACACTGAATTTACAGTTAATGGTACACAATCAATTACGCTGTACAACATCGGTTCACGGTCGGTTAAAAGCAAGATTAAGGTAAATGGAACGATTGAAGTTAGTGGAGACTTTGGCAGTTTTGAACTATCGAACGGAACATACGATAGTACACAATTGGTTTTGGGTGTTGGTACTAATGTGTTAACGTTATCTGGAAACGGTACAATCAAATTTGTTTTTTATCGTGAGGAGATGATCTAATGTACAAAATTATTGCTTATGATAAGCCGACCGATACAGTTGGCACTGTTATATATGATCCAACTATTGATAAACACATTTCAGACGGAAAGTTAAACCTTAAAGAGTCGGAAATTGACGATTTGCAATTAACGGTGAATCAAGATAACTATTTATTCGGCAATGTTGTTCCGTTACAGACTATTATGGATGTATTTCAAGATAACAATCGCATATTTCGTGGCAGGGCGTTAGATATTACAAGAGAGATGAAAGACAGCGGACAATTTCTGCAGTCTTTTTCTTTTGAGTCAATTCAGAACTATCTGCAAGACACCTCTCAAAGATGGGCTAAGGTTCAAAACACAACACCCAAACAATTCTTTCAAAGTTTGATCGATACGCATAATAACCAAGTTCCGGTATATAAACAATTCACAGTTCGTAATGTAACGGTTACTAATTCAACAGATAACGTTTATCGCTATATTGAGGACGGTTCAACAACGTGGGACACAATAAAGGATAAATTAGTCAGTCGTTTAGGTGGTTATATTGTTGTTGAATACGTCAATGGGGTTAATTACATTGATTATTTGCAAGACGTTGGTACAACACACGAAAACGATACCTCGATTAAGATAGCGACTAACATGCAATCAGCCAGTGTCAAGATTGACCCCACAGAAGTCATCACACAGTTAGTACCGCTTGGTGCAAATATTCAAAGCACTAACGGTGATGAGACGAATACTAGTACACCGCGAATCGACATTACGAGCGTGAATGGCGGTAAAGACTACATTGATATACCGACATTACAGAGTGAGTTTGGCATTGTCCGTAAATCTGTGATTTGGGAAGATACGAATACACCAACCATCTTGCTGACGAAGGCCAAACAATGGGTTTCGGCACAAGTTAGTGCTACTGAAAGTTGGGCGATTAGCGCATTAGAATTGACGGACTTTGAAACATTCAACGTTTCTGATAAGTATGTATTTATTAACGAATTTGTGGCTACGGAACAATTATTAAGGATTACGGCTAAAGAAATTGATTTCAATGATTGGACTAAATCGAGTCTAACCATTGCTGATAAAGAAATATCTTTAAGTCGATACCAACTTGAAAATAAAAATGCTGCTAAACAAGTTTCAGCCTTGAACTCAAAAATTGTTAGTTATGGTGCAAAAATTAATCAATTAAATTCACAAGCAGAGGAAATGGAGAAAACAATCAACGATCAGACTTTGTTGATTGAAAATATTAAAAAAGATGTTGACGATGCTAATTTGAGTGGTATAACTCAAAAATTAAATGATTTGAGTGAGAGTGTCAAGGACTTAGGAACACAAATATCTAATTTAAATTATGTACCGTTATCTGATTACACTGCATATCAGGATAGTCAGAAGACTTTAACTGATGATTTTGAGAAAAGAATAGAAATGCTAGAAAATAAGGAGATTAACACAAATGGTTGATAGAGATACAGTAGATTATCGTGATACTAGTAGTTTTGATGATAGCTCATTGCAAGACGTTCAGACAATTAAGTCTGCAATATTACACAAGCAGTACGGGAAAGATGTTAGAAGTGCGCTTGCTCAATTACCAGATTCATTAATTAAACTTTTTGGAGATACAGGGGGAAACAGCAATACGGAAGTTGAAGAGGCGAGAGGTGGATTTGAAACTCTTGGATTGCACGAACAAGCACAAAACAGCAGTATTGATAAAGTTACTGTTGAAGTTCAAAACGCAAGAACAAATTCAAGTAGCAAAACCTATCCAACGTTGAAAGAACGAATGGATAATCAGGAAAATGACTTGAATAACAATATCAATAGTAAGTTAGCTCAAGTAAGTTCCGTACCTGAAGCGTTCGCTAATCTAGCTGCATTAAAATCAAAATATCAAACCGGTAAAACTGGAATATTTGTGACCGCAGACAATGGACATAAATATATCTGGGTTAATGGGTCATGGACGGATTCGGGTGTTTATCAATCCGTTGGGATAGCTAAGGGTTCGGTTAGCTACAACAACCTAGATAGTCAGGCAAAAATTGGTCAATCTGCGTTTTTTGACATTAGAAAATCCGCGCTCAACAGGGGTTATTACCAATATTTGCCGTTTTCTTACGAAATCGGTGCCATAGATTCAAGCACTGGTAACGATAGAGATAATGCTAACATGCTTCGTACAGACTTTGTGCAAGGTGACGGGAAGACGTGGACTTTCTGGGATAGTAACCCAGATTTATATAATTATCGGTTATTAAGTTACCAGTTAGATGGCACTTTTAAACAATTAGAGTTTGATTGGAAGTCCAGCGATGGCTCAACTCTAGTATCAGATGTTTCACTAAAGTACCGATTAACTCTAACAACTAAAGACCAGACAAGCGCAAATACGTTAGACGGCATCAATGCGGTTCGAGTTACTAGTGATATTGACAAGGCACCTTATAACCCGATGGACCTTTGGGGCAGTTTTGATTACATGATTAACATTGGTGCTGGTAAGCAGCCAACCATTGTTGTTGACCATACTGCTAGTCGGATTACAATTACAATGCCTAACTATTCGTTATTTTATTTTGACAACACTCAGACAGGATTTACTTTGCAAAGTTCAAGTGATTTTTTTGGAAAGCAATTCATTTTAGAAAATAATAACATATTGGTTTGGGACTTGGATGCTAATAATATATTTGTTCAAGGCGTAAATACTAAGAGGCCTAATCACAACGTTTTATTGGCTAGTAACATTTGGGGTCAGATGACTAATGGTTACTTCATGCAGTTTCAAGGAACACCCATCAAAGATGCTTTGATAAGTATTACTGAGCCGATAACTAACAAACAGGTTATTATTGCTACACAATCGGATAATTCATTAAACATAACGCTGCCTGATTCAGTTATGTACACTAAGCAAGTTGCCGAATCATGGGACAAACTTGTATTAAAAAATAATCCATTAAAGATTAGTGTTCCCAATAACTATACGTTAATCCTTGATTTAACCGACTCTACAGTTAAGGCAGTTAATAGCTTAATTAGTTATAAAAACTATATTATGTTGGGATATAACCATTACGGAAATCTTAAGGGTCAGTGGTCCCATTGGCAGACGGACACGAATTTTGATGGAATACCTGGCTATTATCACGAGGATAATTATATCGACAATAAGATTGACGTCATCAATCAGAACACTCAAGTTCAGACTGGTGTTAGTTTTGCGTACTTTACAGATAGCCATTGGGGTGACAATGCTAATCAACAAGGTAAGTTATTAGATTATATTAGCCAACAAACATCAATTAACCAAATTTTCTTTGGTGGTGACATTCCGCAAGCTTATGGAATCAATAGCAAGCTTAAAGATGCCACAAATTTATATCAAAAAATCGTAAAATCTACCAAGTACCCAGTGTATTCTGTGCATGGAAATCATGACTTAACAATTAAAACTAGCTCCACCTCTGACCAGGGGTTGACCGAAAATCAACTTAAGCAATATGATGTGCTTAATCGTTCTAATGAATTAAAAATTAATGGTGTATTAAATAAAAATTATTATTACTTAGACAATCCTGTACAAAAAGTTAGATTCATTATATTAGACGACTGGTCAGGTATTGATACCTCAATAGCACACGGTGTAAAAGCAGGCATTACACAAGATGAAATTGATTGGTTACTTAATGTGGCATTAGATGTAAATGGGTACACATTTGTCATCTTAACTCATGCACCTTCTGATGAACAGATTCCTGTATACGTGCCAACTAATAAGATATTACAACAGGTATTGATTGCAATTAATAACAAACAAAAGTTTGAGTGGAACGAAGATAACATAACTGCTAGTGTTGATTTTAGTGACACAACTAATTATGTGGCACTGCATCTTTCTGGTCATAATCACCAAGACGCTAGTCACATTAATAATAACGTACTAAGTGTCTCAACTATTTGTGATGCCTTATATAATGATGACCCTAACTATACGGAACAAAGACAAAAGGGTAGTATCAATGAACAGTGTATTGATGTAGTCAGTGTTGACACGACCAATCGTACAATTAAGATGTGCCGAATTGGAGCAGGCGATGATAGAAGTTTTAACTATTAAAATAAACACGCGCTACCTAAGGAGGTGAATGAATGCAATTTCCGCATGATATTGTCGGGTGGATAACAGTGGGTGGAGCGGTAACGACAATACTAACTGTGGTGGTTAAAGTGTTGATCGTAACTCCTTTGAGTACGCAAATTCGTGAACTAAATGGAAACTTTGGAACATTGAATAGCACGCTGGATAAAATCCGATCTGATTTTAAACAACTAGAAGACCGTGTAGATGGCCATGATGTCACGCTCACAAAACATGACGAACAAATCAAAACGCTATTCCACAAGGAGGAAAGATAAGTGAATAAATTAAAACGATGGGTGATTGCTTCTATTGGAGCAGTTGCCTTTTTAGTTGCCACGATTTCAGGTGTATCAGCAAATACTAATGGTATTGACGTTGCCAGTTATCAAGGTACAACCACAAGCTATTTCAGCCAGTTTAAGAGCTATGGCGATAAGTTCACTATAGTCAAATTAGGTGGACGTGGCGGAGGTGAGGGTGCTCATTACAGTAATCCTAAAGCCTACGCACAAATTCATAATGCTGATGCAGTTGGTATGCAAACAGGCGGTTACTTCTGGGCACAAGTAGGTGACTCAGTCAGTGAAGCAACTTATTCAGCTCAGTTAGCCGTTCAAGATGCACAAAATGCAGGGCTAGCCAAAGGCTCATACATCGCAATGGATTACGAAGCAGGAGCTGGTGCAAACAAGGCTAATAACACAACGGCTATTCTAGCATTCATGGATCAGATTTATGCTTCTGGGTATAAGCCTATGTTTTATAGCTACACTAGCTATGTGAATTCATACGTTGATTTAAGTCGTATTAACGCTCGTTATCCTAACGCTTTGTGGTTAGCTTGGTACTTAACTACTGCACATCAAGCAACACCACCTATGCAATATTTCCCTAACTATTCCAACGTGAAGATTTGGCAATACGCTGATAATCACTACGGAGTTGACGGGAACGTGATGGTTGTTGGTTCGTTGGATAACAACAAGCCAGCAGAGCAAACAGCTTCAAAGCCATCACGGTCAACGAACACACCAAGTACACCAACTAAGACACGTTATGCAACCTTTAGTGGTGTCTACGTGGCTGACTACTGGACTAAGTACAATAATAAAATTTACGGTGTGAACTTTGATATGAGCATCAAGCCTATTGATTACAACAACTATATTCCTATTTCAGCTATGACATTGACTGACAAATACGGTAATAAATTGCGTAACCAATATATCCAAGGAAACAACGGGCGTATGGAGTACTTCACTTTGACTGGCAAATACAAGGTAATCAGCCAAACTGCCACAACAGTTAATGTTGAAATTGGTGGTGAACCAGTTTCTATGATGAAGGCGTTTGCCACAATCAAATAAGGAGAAATAATGACATTTAATGTAGATTCAAATATCGCAATTCTAGTGATCGTGTGGTTGATAGTGCAGGTGTTGAAACCTACCAAGATTAACAACCATCTGTTACCTTTGATTGCTGTCGTTGTTGGTGCTCTGGTAGCAATCGGGCTATCGTTTTACACCAAAGACACAAAGCTAGTGCAAGACATCGTGCTAGGTGTATGGGCTGGATTTGCTTCAACAGGATTGAATGAAACGGCTACTAAATCCATCACATCAATTATTGATGGTTTTGCTAATGGTTTTGGTAAGTCAGAAGATAAGAAAAATGAATAACTATAAAAATACCCAATCAAATTTTATCTGGTTGGGCATTTTATTTGCTATCTCGCGTTTGGAGTGTTATTCTAATAAAGTAATAAAGTTTTTGATTTTGATTTGTTTTTCTCGGAGGACTCTCAGCGCCAATTATTTAAAATTACAAAAAAATTGGTGATTGCACCAAAGGAGAAACATATAATGGAAACAGGTACAGTAAAGTGGTTTAATGGCGATAAGGGTTTCGGATTTATCACACGTGAAAACGGTGATGATGTCTTCGCTCACTTCTCAGCTATTCAAGGTGATGGCTTCAAGATGCTTGATGAAGGTCAGTCAGTGACTTTCGGTGTTGAGAATGGCGATCGTGGTTTGCAAGCTGTTAATATCGTTAAAGCTTAA